ATGAATGAGCATAAGTTTGGCGGTGCCTGGACAGAGTTAAAGCTAAATACAATATCAAAATATCTTGGCTTTTATACTAAGGCTCTAAATAACGTTAAAAAGCGATACGGTTGGAATTTAATTTACATTGATGCTTTTGCGGGTACGGGTGAATGTACTGTGAAAGATTCAGATGTTCCTATCGATGGTTCTGCGAAAATTGCTTTGCAAACTGTACCTTGTTTTGATCAATATATATTTATTGAAGAAAACGAGGGGTATTCAATTGCTCTTGATAAATTGTGCACGGAACATTCTGATAAAGAAACTCACGTTTATAATGACGATGCTAACGATCGTATATCTGATATTTGTAATTCTATAAATTGGAAAAAAAATAGAGCGGTTATGTTTCTAGATCCTTATGGAATGGAAGTTAAATGGCCGACACTTGAAGGTATCGCAAAAACAAAGGCTATTGACGTTTGGTATTTTTTCCCATTAAGTGGATTGTACCGTCAAGCCGCTAGAAAATATGTCTCTCTTGATGAGGGGAAGGAAAAAGCTATTGATGAATTGTTAGGTACTACTGAATGGCGATCTGCTTTTTATGAAAAACCAGCGCAAGGTGATTTATTTGATGCGGATCCATCTGCTGAGCGAACATTAGAGTGGGACGGTCTAATTCGTTATGTCAGGGATGTAAGGCTAAAGTCAATATTTGCAGAAGTGTCAAAGCCGTTAATACTTCCACGTACAGGTGTTCCTCGATTTGCATTATTTTTTGCGGTTTCAAATCCGGGTGCTGTTGGTCTTTCAATGAAAGTCGCAAATTATATTTTGAAATCAGATTAACCTGGTGTTTGTATATCAGGATAGCCGTCGTAAACATGTCCGTTAAGTGTTCTCCCATTAGCTTGTTTGCTTCGTCTTACACCATCTGCTCCCCATGTTCCCCATTGTTTAAAGAAGTAAGCTGCCCCAGATTTTTCAGCCTGGGCGCGAATATTTTCAGCCCATTCTGATTTCATAGGCCTGGCTTTAGGTCCTGACTCGCCTCCGACAATAACCCAATGGATATTTTTCAGGTTCAATAATCCTACATCCTCTAGTAGCGGCTCAACGGATAAGAATCGAATTTTAGCTTTTACCTGACGCAAGTGATCTATGCGCTCTATGCCGTGCTGTCTGTTTTCTACTGATACGCCTAGCCAGACGTTGTCAGGGCATTTATTGTTTTTGAAATATTTTGGCAGTCGCTGTGACCGCTTTGTCAATATCTGATAAGTGTGCTGAGGCGTAGCCTCGATAACGCTAAAAACTTTATCGATGAAAGCGTCACTTATATCTTCATGGAATAAGTCTGACATCGAGTTTACAAAATAAACTGTAGGTTTTTTCCGTTTTAAAGGTTGGTTTAGTCTGTTTTCATGTACAGATAATTCAAAACCATTCTCGTAGCCACCTGCTCCCATGGCTTTTAAGCGATAAGCCATTTTTTCAGCGTAGCAGTGTTTGCAACCCGGTGATATCTTTGTGCAGCCGGTAGTTGGGTTCCAAGTCTGCTCGGTCCACTCTATTTTGCTTGTGCTCGACATTATTGAGTACTCAGTTAAGAATTGTTATTAAGAATAGACTATAAGTATATATTTTCTCACGAATATTTTGTAAAAAATATATATAAAATGGGCTATTAGATATTTGGTAAGCTCATCAAATCCAGTCCAGCCTCAACCTTATAAAAATGCTCATCGGTTAAATCGCCTCCATCTAGGTATATCTGAGTGGTTTTCTGATCTGAGTGCGTGAGCAGGCTTTGAATGTAGTTTTTATGCTGCCCTTGCTCTCTGTATATTCTCGCGCCTAAAGAACGTATTTCGTGAAATGTCGGAGCAGCGCCTTTTTCCCAGCCATCAAATAATTTAGTTTTGTCTCTGGCTTTTTTAAATTCGCTTGATAGATAACCGGTTGTTATGCATGCCCAGTGTTTTTTTGAGTTCATCTGGTCACGTCTAATTCTTTTTGGGTTGTAGTGTAAAAAATAAGGGCAAACTATTTTATCCCTTGAGCGTTTAATAATATCGTCTATCTGTTTGGTTGTTTTTATCCTAATGAAACCATAATCAGATTCACCAGCTACCTTTTGTCTAATAATATATAGCCAGCCTTCACGGTGATGAGAATATTCAATATTAACTAGTTCCTGACGGGCCTGTAAGGTCACTAGAGACAATTCCATAGCATTTTGTAGCCATGGTGGGGCTTGTTCATGAATTGCCCAGAATTGCTCTACAGTGAGTCTCTGGCGTGTCTTTTTGTTTGCTTCAAGCTTTTTAGACTTGGATTTTTTAAGAACTAGCGCTGCTTCATTGGTGTCGATATATTTTCTTGATACAGCATAATCAAAAATATCCTTAATCAGAAATAGGGCAGTGTTATACACATCATTACTGACTGCGTAAGATTTTAGCCAGTTGGCAATTATTACCCTGTCTACTGACTCTATCATTTTATTACCCATACTTTCAGCAAACAGGTTTATTCTGTATCTGTAGTTATCTTTTGTTCGGTCTGCTAATGGTTTATTAGGGAAAATTTCCTTTTTGTATTCATTGATAACTTCAAGTACGGTTTTCTTTTTGGGGTTCATTACCCTTTGAATTAATGGTGCTTTTTTTGTAAGAAGACCGTTTAAATATGTTGCGGCTTCAATGGCTATCTTTCGGTTATTGCCCATTGATGTTCGTTTTTTAGTAATGGGGTGTAAGTAATAGTAATAAGTGACGTCTTTCTTTTTGACACTGATGTGAAGATTTTCAACTAAATCTTCATTTGATTTGCCTCGTTTAATCATTATCCCTGTGCCTGTTGTACTAGGTTCATTGCTTCGTTGCTTATTTCTGGCTGAAAATTGCTTCCTGGTACTATTGAGATATCGGGGTCAACATACCACTGGTTACCAAACTTACGCCCGTATAATTCGCCCGACTCTATCCAGCCAATAATAGTACGAATTTGAGGTTTTGAGCCTTCCTCAAATGCGTCCTCTCTAAACTGTGATATTTTTTGCCATGCCATAACTGGGTTGCTCTTTCTCGTGTTTTTTGATAAAAGCCTACATCCTTGTAGAGTCTTATTTAAATTGTTACGTTAATGGCCTAGCCGTTACGAGTAGCTAAAAAAGTACCTGTAAATATTTCAGTATTATCATCAAGTGCCGTAGTTACAAGTTCCCGAAACTCATCAACGATATTTTCAATAATTTGCTCGTAATTTTGTATCTTCATGTTAAAGCTGATCTCTCCACGCGAAACACTAGCTTGTACTCGCATAGGGAGATCAATTTGGTTAACGCCGTGATAAGGAATGCAAGAAAATGTAATCCATGCGGGTAGCGGATCGCCCTGGCTGTTCGCTTCAATTTGTTCATTAATTGATTTCGATGTGCTAAATGTTTTAACTTCGCACTCGGTTTTGTTTTTAGCGTCGATAGTGATTTTCCGAATAGCCATAATTGCTTTGCTTGTGTCCATTTCTTCACCAGTGTCATCGGTTGCTGTAATGCAAAAGCGCCAGTCTTCCATAAATTCAGCAAGATCTGATTGGTCTCGACGGTGCCCGGTAAAAGTATTCAAGGCATCAAATGCGGCTGTTGTCGCAAGTTCTATTGTTGCAGTGTGGACGCAATGCTCTGGTTTTTCGAGAGTGCCAATATCAAACACCGCGCGTGCTTTAGGTTTACGAGAATTTATAAAACAAGATTTTTTAGGTTGTTTGTTTACATACTCAGCAAAGCTGTTAATTGAGTCTGTATGGAAAAAACCTTCAAAGCGATTTTTAAATTCCTGAAGATGCTCGGTTGTCTGCATGGTCATATCATTGGGTATGAGTACGGCATCAAACGCCACGTTAAGGCCGTCTATTTTATCGCCAGCTTTTGCCCTGCCTTCAATGTGTTTAATTGCTTCTGGTGTTAATGACATTATTTGTTTCCTCCTGTTAGGATTTCGCCAGTTTCTTTATCTGCAATATGCATTTGCCCTCTTGGGACTTGTGATTTCGGGAATAGCGTCATTTCACCGCCAACATCTACATGCATTAATGTTGTTGTTACGTTGTTTTCTGAAATATCACCACGAGCTGTTGGACGCTTATATGTAACTTTATGATCTATATGCACCTGAAACGTGTCAGAAACACGTTTGATGTTGAGGTCAATGCTTACTTTTCCGGCTTTTTCGTGATCCATTACACCGGCTGCGACGTCGGATAATATTTTCCCTAAACGTTCTGAAAACACACCTCCGTCAAGGTCGTTTATAAACTGATTTATTTCCGTTGGATTACTCATATATCTACCCCTGTGTTGTGATTGTTGTTTGGTTATTATTTTTTATGCTGTTTTTTTATTAAAACAAAACTGATACCAAAATGATTTTGTATCAATTTCAATAATTTCATCGTTTTCGTTATGTTTGTTTCTTGCGGGTGGTATTTTTTTTAACCTAATATATGTGGCTTGGATGCAACCCGTTTTTTTATTTATCGATTTACTGAATAACTTAATATAACCTTGTTTTTTTAATGTAGTGGTCATCCATGAAATATTTTCACGATCACAGCCGATCGAATCTGCAATGCTTTGTATTGTGAATCTCTTTTTTTTATTCATTTCACATCGAGCAAGTTGGGAATAATTTATAGGCATTTTTTATACTCGTTTCTGGTGGCGTCGATTTTTAATTTTTCTTGTATGACCTCGTTTAAAAAATCTAATCCGCTAAGTGTCACTACAGTAGAAAATCTACCCTGTTCGCCAAATACTGGGTGCGTGAAATGCGATGATTTAAGCTCTAAATAGCCTTTTTTTCTATATTCCAATACAGGCTGATTGTCTTTCGTGATGATTTTTAGTTCGCGTAACAGTTCGAAAAATTGCCGTTCGGGAATGGCTATTTTTTTAGCGGCTTCGCGTAATGTGTAGCGCTTTTCTTTCATTAGGCGGCGTTTGGTGCTGTTGGATTAGTTGCGCTAATATTCTCAACTATAAAATTTACAGCAGTTGAGTAGGCGCGGTGAACGGTGTCTCCTTGTTCAATGGAGGCAAAGGCTATTTCCACGCCTTCATCAATAACATGCTGCGGGTAGCCTTTGTTTTTTAGTTTCTTTGTCACCAGTTTTTTTACGGCGTCACGTATCCCGATTTCTTCGTGTTCAGCACATAGGTTTGGTTGGTTCATTTTTACAGGTCCTTATATTTTTGCATGCTGTTAGTTTGGTTGATCATCAATCTTAACTACCATCATTTCGCCTTCTTTATTTATGCCGACGCAGTGATGCGTGGCATAATTTTCATCGCATAGTGCTAGTTGCATTTCTGTTGCTTGTTCATGCCAAAAATCAACAGCTTCATGTGCGCGTGATGCCTCCATTTCAAGTCGTTCAACTTGAGTTGACAACGTCACTACTACTTCTCGCAATTGTTCCAATGCGAGCTTATCTAAACGCCTCTCTAATCGATTTATTGCTTTTTTGGTTTCAGTATCCATTTGCAGATCCTTATAGCTGTTTAATTGGTTTCTGTATAAACAGTGGCGACTCATGGCTGCAGGCTTTTGCTTCAATGCTGTATGCAATGATTAATACGATGCAAAACAGTAATGCGCCTGGCAAATGCCTAATCTTCATATCAGATGTTGCTCATTCAATGGTTAGTAATCGTTTTCTGTGTCGTGTTTAGCCCCATTTATCAGGCGTTATTGTCTGGTTAGAGCCACAAAAGTGGATAATCAGTCTCCTGAAGTGCAGCCCGGATGCATTACTCGGGTGAGGATGTTTAAAAAGTAAGCTAATTGATAATGTTTGTCAATGTAAAAGTTAGCAAAAACATAATCTTTTATTGTGATATGGCTAGGTATTGTCTTTTTGCAGGCGTATAAATGCGAAGTTTTGCGTTATTGGTGGGGTTTAATGCGTGGTTACTTGATTAGTTTTAGAATGGTTTTGTCGGTGAGAAGCTTGATGTTTGGGTCTCTAAAAAGATCGAGAATTTTGAATATTTTCTTTGCTAATTGTTTGCCGGTTAATTGTTTGAAGTCTTCATCATTTAGGTTTCGCTTAATGAAGGCAACAGCTTCGAACATAAGTTCTTCAGTGACTTTAAGGGCCTCTTCTTCGGATTCCGATATATCCATATGGCTCGTATCCATCCAGCCAAGCTCTTTATTAGCTTTTTCTTCTAGTCTCCTGGCTAAAATGCTGCCCATTCCGCGCTTTTTGCCTTCAGGTGTAGTGTGCATGTTAAGAACTTGGCTGATGTAGTTAGGGTTTGTGTCGGTCGCGTCAGATAGTTTTTTTGCGCTGCCAAATTCTTCGATTAGAATTCTTAAATTGTCTCTGCGTATGTCTTTAATGTCCATATTGTTAATTACAACAGAATTTTGTTTAGTTTGAAATGTGCAAAAATCTGTATATTTTTCTTGTCTTATCTTTATCATTTTGCTAATTTAATTAATTATGGACATTGAAGCATGGCTAAAAACCACAAAAAAAAATATGTATCTTCGAAAATTGGTACTTGATGAAGCGGGTACAAGTATTGGATATATGAAACAAATTAAGGCTGGAAATAGATCCCCCAGCCACAAGCTCGCAAAAAGACTTGAGTTAGCATCTAAAAAATTTACACCAAGTGCTGTTCTTCGACGTGAAGATTTGCGCCCTGACATTTGGGGTGATAAGGCAGCGGCATAGTGTTTTGTATTCATAATTAAAATCATAGGGGAAATTCTAAATAGAATCTCCCTCAAAAAAAGGGGTTTGAGATGGAGCAGCTTTTTCATAGTTTGCACCAGGCTTGTAAAAAAGCGGGTGGTATAACAGCGGTGGCTCAAAAAATTGGGGTGCTAGAGCGCACGCTCAGTAAAAAAGTGTTGCCGAGTAATGATGTGAATATGCCAAATATCGGTGAGTTCATAAGGATCATGAGGGCAACCGAAAATACAGAGCCGCTTGAGGTTCTTTGTGGTTTGTTTGGTGGACGATTTGTATCAAGTAACAGTGATACAGCTGATTCTGTTCTACAGGCAACTTTACATGCAGCCAGCGAGAGCGGTGATGTTATAAAAGCGGTAGAGATCGTTCAGAAGGCTTTGTCAGATGGGAATCTGTCGCATAAAGATTGTTTAAATATAAAGCGTGAAATTATGGAGGCCCAGAGTGCGTTTACTGTTCTAAAAAACACGTTAGATCAAGTTGTGTTTCTAAAATCGGTAGGTGAGTAATGTACGGAAAAATATTTGATTCAATGTACGACGGTACGCTGGCGGATGATTGGCGGGCGCTAATTACCTTTCAGCAATTTATTGTTTTATGCGATGCGGATGGTTTTGTTGATATGACGCCCTCAGCGATATCCAGGCGAACAGGTGTGCCGATAGAACATATTAAGGCCGGCATAGAAATTCTTGAAAACACGGATCCGTATTCACGCACGAATAATGAAGATGGGCGACGTATTGCGTTAATTGACGATCACAGGCCATGGGGTTGGTATATCGTAAATCATAATAAATACAAGCACATGGCGGATGCTGATACGGTTAGAGAGCAAAATCGGATAAGAAAAAAACAGCAGCGAGAGAAGCAGCAGGGGGTTGAGTCTGTCACAGAATGTCACGCTCCGTCACAGGATGTCACAGAGTGTCACGCTCCGTCACAGAATGTCACAGAATGTCACGCTCCGTCACAGGATGTCACAGAGTGTCACGCTCCGTCACAGAATGTCACAGAATGTCACGCTCCGTCACAGAATGTCACAGAGTGTCACGCTCCGTCACGCTATACAGATACAGATACAGATACATTAAACACTACGTCCGAGAATTCGGATAAACCCCCAGATAAAAAAAAATCGAAATCTAAATATAATTACTCAGACGAGGATATGCGGTTTGCAAACTGGTTTTTGAAAAAGATTTTAGATGATCTTCCCGATTTTAAGCAGCCTAATTTGAAATCATGGGCGAATACGGTTCGCTTAATGCGTGAGCGGGATAGTCGACAACTGCGCGATATGGGTGAGCTGTTTGTTTGGGTTAGTAAAAACACTTTTTGGAAATCAAACATCCAGTGTCTGGACAAGTTCAGGAAACAATACGATCAATTGCGGGCTAAACAGAAAAATGAGGGCAGAGGAAATGAAAACAGTGGCGGCGTTAACCGATCAGGTGCAGCACTCATTGCAGAAGGGTGTAAAGACGCCTTCAGCGGAGTCAGTTTCATCGAAAGTTGAGGTTGATATGAAGTTTGTAAATCAATTGTTTGTTCGATTTTCAAGTATTTACGGGCATTTGTGGTCCAGTCGGTTTCAGTCTGCAGATATGCTTCAGGCTGCTAAATTTGAGTGGGCTAGTGATATAAATAAATTCAGTGGAAATGATATAGCCATGGCAATTGAGCAATGTAAAAAACGATTTTCTAAGCCACCTAGTCTGACGGAGTTCATGTTGCTATTGCCTTCTGGTTCTGTTTGTCACAAAGAGTACATTGCTCTGCCCCAGAAGAAATCATCAAAAGCGTTTGCGCAAAGTCATCGTGAAAAATTAAAAGAGCTATTGCGTTAATGCCTGAGTATTACGAGCCCAGAGGCAAGTATACCGTTTGCTGGTGTGGCATAGATGAAAATAAGGTTTATGTTGCCTGGTATCAGAAACAGGCTATTGGTTATTTCAGAGAAGGCAGTGATGAAGAAAAAAAACAGGCTGCAGAAAATTGCTGTAATGAACATTATCAAATTAATCATCAAAAGGCGGGCTAAATGAGTTACTTGTATTCGTGTAATCCGGAAAAGATATTGGAGCATCAGCAAATGTTTGATATTAAGCGATCGAAGGGGTGCCGTGTTTGTTGTAAGCGCGATTTACGCGCGATGGCGATAGGTGGTCTGGCGTGTAGCATTGCGGGAAATTATCCGCGTCCTGTTTACTGTTCTCAATGGCAATTTGATGAAGGGGCTGAAAGTGACGACAATAAAAAAGCAGCGTGATGAGTTAGCAGATGTGCGCGATCAATTAAATGCCTGGGGGGCATGGTTGCGTGCAGCCAGTGGGGTTAACCTAAATCTATCGACTCATGCAAATTTTGTTGTTGTCATGGGGGGTAAGGATTTTGATTATGATGATGAAGGGGCTGAAGTCATAGAAGAAATTCTGGTGCATATGAAGCGAGAAATTCCGCTTGTCTTTAAAGTTATTCAGCAAGATTACTATTTTAACAACAGTACACGAGAGGGTGCTGATAGGTTAAAAATATCCCATTCAAGGTATCGAGATGCTAAATCAAGCGGGGAAACGTTTGTGCACGCATACCTACTAGCAGAAAGAAATTTTAATTTATTTAAAATAAGTGCTTGACGGTGTGCGCACAGAAAGTGTAAATTATCAGTCAATCTAGAATCATTGCCACTTAAGAAAAGCCTTGCACCCCTGCAGGGCTTTTTTTTTGCAGTGAGTTTAGACTCCATTTTTGAAAACGTATTAAGCCTGGCTCTTTAGCCGGGCTTTTTTTTGGGAAATATAAATGCCCCGATTCGGTCAAACATCACGCATAAGGTTGTACACCTGTCATCCTGAATTGCAGCGTTTATTTGAAACGATTGTTTTTAAGCATGATTGTTCGGTTATTTACGGGGTAAGAACGAAAGAAGAACAGCGCAGACTGTTTGATGTTGGGGCGTCAAAAACTTTAAAAAGCAAACACTTAAAACAACATGACGGGTGGTCACACGGTATTGATGTGGCTCCTTATCCGATTGATTGGAATAATGAAAAACGTTTTTATTGGTTTGGCGGTATTGTCCAGGCGACAGCGGAATCACTCGGTATAAAAATTCGTTGGGGCGGGGATTGGGATTCTGATGATAATTTAGACGATCAGAAATTTATGGACCTGGTTCATTTTGAACTAGTTGAATAGGTAAAGAATATGAAAGGTTATAAAACAATTATCACGGCGGCTATCAGTGTGATCATGGGCCTGGCTACTATGCTGGGTATCACATTGGATGCGCAAACTATGGCGGCCATTGCTGAGAATTTAGAAATCGTTATCGGTAGCGGCATGACATTGTATGGCCTGGTTATGGGTGTGTTACGTGCGTTTACCAGTTCTTCCATGTTCAATGGTAAAAATCCATCACCCAATACACTGAATGCGTTAATTCCTGTGTTCGCAGTGATATTAGTCGTCGGTCTTCAGGGCTGTGTTGCGCAACCCCGAATACAAACCCCGGAAGATCAGGTAGCGGTCGCATATGCGACGATAAATGCGCTAACAAGCACAACGCAAAAGGCTTATGCGGAAAAACGTATATCCAAGGATCAGGGTAAAAAGATCCTGGCTGATTTGCGTGAGGCGCGACGTGACGCACAGATTGCAGAAGATTTAATAGTTGAGGGCAGGCCCGAGGATGGTGTACAGGGTTTGTTAGTAGTTAACCGGTTGCTATTGGTGCTTGAGCAACGCATAAAGGAGCGCGCGAAATGAGTTCAGCGAGTGCAGTTAAAGCGTTAAGTCTGTTTATTGAATTAACACAGTTAGCGGCGAATGTAGGCTTGTCTATGCAGGATCTGGTTGATCGTCAAAAACAAGCTGAAATTGAGGGGCGTGAATTTGGTGCTCAAGATTTAAAAGAGATGCGTGATCAAGTGGACGCAAATCTGGATGAGTTAGAGCAACAATTATCTGAATAAAATATTTTATTAATTATGGGTAAATCGATGAACGATCCGGTATCTGATCCAGTATCAACATCAAAAGTAGTTGGCTTTCTGGTTGCGGGGTTTATCGGATTGCTTTCTTTTATAGGCAGGCGATTAATGACCCGAGTGGATAAGCTGGAATCAATTGCAGTTGATAAAGATGAATACAACAAGACAATTGAAAGTATTAGGACGGAAATGAAACAAGGTCATGAAAAAACTCAGAGCTTAATCATTGACCTATACAAAAATCAGAAAGGTTAGCGTTATCGTTTTTATTGGTCGTGGTTAATAATGCAAATTAGTATTACATCAGACATAGACAGGGCTATCAAAAACCTGAGTAAGGTTCAGCATAAACAAATCCCTTTTGCTGCCAGTCAAACGCTTAATGATCTCGCGATCGATTCTCAAAAGGCATTAAAAGCACAGGCAGTTAAAAAGCTGGATAGACCCACTAAGCAAACATTAAATGCATTTAAGGTTAAGCGATCATCTAAAAACAACCTGGTGAGCGAAGTGTTTATTGTTGATTGGGCATGGAAGTATTTAAAGTATCAGATACAAGGCGGTATACGTAGAGCATCAAACAAACAGATTGGTGTCCCTGTAAATGCAAGACTAAACAAGCACGGTAATATACCTGGGCGTCGCAAAGGGTTAGTTAAAAAGAAAAAACAATTCATTGCCACGATCAAAGGAATTAGCGGTGTATGGGAGCGCGTTGGTCGTGGGGGCAAACAATTAAAACTTGTTGTTGCTTTTGAAGATAAAGTTGAATACTCAAAACGCTTTGAGTTTCATAAGGTCGTGCAAGGTGTGGTTAAAAATAAATTCAATAAGCACTTTAGTAAGCGTTTAGGTGCTGCGTTAGCATCGGCATTTTAATGAAACATTTAAAAAGGTACTCCTGAGGCCTGTGGTCTCCGGGGGTAATTCGCACCCCGGTTTTTAAGAGTTTTTTGGCATTGTATAGTCTCGGCAGCATGGGTGTTATTTATAGGTTTGATTTATGGAAGGCTCACAAGTTGTTGATATAAAAGACCCTTTTTATTGGTCTTTAAGTCAGCTATCTAAAGCCTTTGGGCCTGCCCGAGAAACTATCGGTAAGCGGTTAGATGCAGCGGGCATCACCTCCGATCGTAAGAAATCGGGACATGATGTCTATCATATTGCGGATGCAGCACGGGCTATATTGCAATCTGATCAAGTCCCGTTTAATGAGATACGTGATCCTGAAAAATTACCACCCAAAGATAGATTAGATTGGTACAAAGGAAATAACGAAAAAAATAAATTTGAACGCGAGGCGAAGACATTAATACCCGAGCAAGAAGTTTCCACTGAAATTGCCAGTGTCGTAAAAACCTGTGTGCGAACGATTGAAACGTTGCCTGATATCCTAGAGATGAAATGCCAGCTTCCCCCAGATGTGATTCAGGTTATTGAGCGTGAATGTGATCAGGTTCGTGAACTTCTGGCTATCGAGTTAGAAAAATAATGTACGCCTCTGCAGCTGATGTCCGTCGTGAAGTGTCAGTATTAGCGCGACCACCCGTGCGCATGCCGGTGAACCAGGCGGCCTCAAAATTTGTGCGTGTGCAGTCGGGCGGTGGTGGATCAGCCCCTTGGGATGGTTCATTAACACCATACATGATTGAGCCAATGGATATGCTCACCAGTCGCTTATTTGAGGCGGTGATTTTTGCAGGTCCCGCACGAACTGGAAAAACCCAGGCCCTGATTGATTGTTTCGCTGGTTACATGGTGACCTGTGATCCATCGGATATGCTGGTGGTGCAAATCAGTCAGGAAAAAGCAAAAGATTTTTCCAAGCTGCGTATTAATCGCATGCATCGTAATAGTCCAGAGATTGGTAGTCGTCTTAGCGCTCAAAAGCAGGATGACAATGTTTTTGAAAAATATTATAAGGCCGGCAATGTTTTAAAACTGGGTTGGCCAACGGTTAAGCAATTATCCAGTTCTGAATTTAAGTATGTTGCTTTAACCGATTATGATCGCATGCCTGAAAATGTTGACCGTGAAGGCTCGCCCTTTATTTTGGGTAAGAAGCGGACTCAAACATATCTAAGTCGAGGCATGACACTCGCTGAGTCATCACCGGGTCATGAGGTTTTGGATCCAAAATGGAAACCTTCATCGTTACACGAAGCGCCACCGACTCGCGGAATCTTATCACTGTTTAATCAGGGTGATCGTCGTCGCCTATATTGGCCTTGCGCATGTTGTGGCGAATATTTCATGCCCGCACCGGGTATTGAGGCTTTTTCATTTAATAAAAATGTTGATTTGTTTGGTGTGACTGATACAACCCTCACCGGAGTTGTAGGATTGATTTGCACGGAGTGCGGTGAAGTTATTGATGAAAAAAATAAGGCACAAATGAATTCAGGTTGTGTGTGGGTGCCAGAGGGATGTCGCATAGAACGTGAAGGTAAAACGCATGGCTTGGTCGGTGAGCCGCGTAAAAGCACCATTGCATCTTACTGGATGCCAGGTGCTGCAGCGGCTTACCAGTCGTGGACAAGTATTGTTCAAAACTATTTAAATGCCTTGCGTGAATTTGATATCACCGGATCAGAGGAATCATTAAAGGCGACAACGAATGTCGACCAGGGTGCGCCCTATTTACCAAGGCGGTTATTGTCTGAAATTTCAGCAACGGATATAGAAAAACGCGCTGAGGATTTACCCAAACGTCTGCTACCAGAAGGCGCACGATTTCTGGTTGCGTCGATTGATGTGCAGCTTACTAAATTTGTTTGTCAGGTCATCGCGTTTGGTGAAGGTTTTGAAAATTGGCTGATAGATCGGTTTGATATTCACATTTCTAAGCGCACAGCGGATGGTGAGGTTTTGCCATTAGATCCGGCAGGCTACATTGAAGATTGGGATTTGATAACAGATAAAGTGATTAAGCGGAGTTATCCGTTGTCAGATGGATCAGGTCGCAACATGTCAATACTGGTAACCGGGTGTGATTCAGGTGGTAGAGCTGGTGTAACGGATAATGCGTATAACTATTGGCGTAAATTAAAAAATAAAAATCTGCACAAGCGTTTTATGTTGATTAAAGGTGAGCGTGCGCGACCTGAAGCCCGTAAGCCCATGGTTATCAAAAGCTACCCTGATAACACCAAAAGATCAGACCGTACTTCGCAAGCACGGGGTGATGTCCCGGTGTGGATTTTAAATTCAACACTTTTAAAAGATTCTGTGTCAGCGGATATGAAACGAGATTTACCGGGTCCCCGGTACATGCATTACCCAGACTGGTTAAGTTTGTCATTCTATGAAGAGTTAACCGCAGAAGTGAGAACGGATAAAGGCTGGGAAAATCCAAGTAAGTCAAGAAACGAAACGTTTGATTTGTACTACTACGCTAAAGGCTGTGCCAGGGCTTACATGGTCGAAAAACGGTTGCAGGAAATCGACTGGGCATCACCTCCCGCATGGGCTGAGATGTGGGATAACAACAGTGAAGTTGATGTAAAAGTTGAAGAAAAATCGAAAGCTAAAAAGGCTGAACATAAACAAGCTTCAAATGTGGGGAATCCGTTTGATGTAAAAGAGGGATGGGGTTTTCAATGAGTACAGCAACTGACATGTTAACCGCTTATATCACCGCTGAAACCACGATTTTAAAAGGCCAGTCTTACATGATCAATGGGCATAGTTTTACCCGTGCGGATTTATCAGAGGTTCAAAAAGGACGTGAATATTGGCAGGCCGAAGTCAATAATGAAAATGCTAAAAAATCGGGTTCCAGTAGTTACGCTGTTGCGAGTTTTAATTAAATATGAATGCACTCGATAAACTTATTGCCTGGTATAACCCAGAACGTGCGCTAGTACGTGCAAAGTCACGTAAAGCATTATCTTATTACGAAGCTGCACGGCCTGATCGATTACGAAAACGAAATAAAGAAACAGGCGGTCCGAGCACATCACTACAAACAGCAGGAAGATCTATCCGTGAACAAGCACGGTTTATGGATGAAAATCATGATTTAGCATCGGGCGTATTAGATGTGTTGGTGGCCAATTCAGTTGGTTCAAAAGGCATTGTGGTTGAACCGCAACCGCGCACAATCGACGGTAAGATTCACACTGAATTTGCGCGGGATATTTTGCGATTAAAAACAGAATGGATGCGCCGCCCGGAGGTTACCTGGCAGCATGACTGGTCCAGTGCGCAGCGAATTATGGCGCGGTCCTGGTTTCGAGATGGTGAAGTTTTTGCACAACATGTGGCCGGAAAAGTACCTTCGTTGAATCATGGAACAATTGTGCCTTACTCAATTGAAATGCTAGAAGCGGATTATGTACCTATTGGTTACACGATCGATAACATTATGCAGGGGGTTGAGCGTAATAGCTGGTTAAAGCCGGTTGCTTATTATGTGTATAAACAGCACCCCAATGAAGTGATCAATTTACAAACGCTTCGTATTACTGATTACAAGCGTGTATCAGCCGATAGAATGATGCACTGTAAGTTAATTAAACGCATTAATCAGGCGCGAGGCATGTCGGTTTTTGCAACGGTGATGTTGCGATTAGAAGATTTAAAAGATTATGAGGAAAGCGAGCGAATCGCCGCCAAAGTAGCCGCCAGCATGGCGGCTTTTATCGTTAAAGGGACACCAGAATTATTTGACGATGATGATAGCGTAGATGAGCGTCAGATGAAATTTCAACCCGGTATGGTGTTTGATAATTTGCGTCAAGGTGAATCAATTGGAACGATTGATACGAACCGACCTAACCCGCAATTAGAGCCACACAGGAAAGGTCAGCTACGCGCTGTTGCATCTGGTTGCGGTGTGACTTATTCGAGTGCAGCAAAAGACTACAATGGCACCTTTTCGAGCCAGCGTCAGGAATTGGTCGAAGGGTATGGTGCCTATCAAATATTAGCGGGTGAATTTACAAGTCGGGTCGTTCAGCCAGTTTATGAAAACTTTCTACGTATCGCGATCGCCTCTGGCGCATTAAAAGTGCCGGACAATCTTGATTTACAAACCATAGATGATGCGCTTTATGTTCCGCCACAAATGCCCTGGATAGATCCAGTGAAAGAAGCAAAAGCGTGGGAGATATTAGAAACAAATCGACATGCATCGGGTCCTGAAATTATACGTCGTCGTGGGCTTAATCCCATTGATGTTTTAGACCAGGAGGAAAGCTGGATAAAGCAACTAACCGATCGAGGTTTAAGCAAAGATACAGAAACGCCTCTACCTGAAATTAAAAAATTAGACGATGACAACATCGAAGATGAAGAAAACACAAAACGAGGAAACAGCAATGCCGAATAAATTTTATCAAATTCGTGCCATGCAAGATGATAAACCCGCAGAAGTTTTAATTTATGGTGACATAGGCGAAAGCTGGTGGGGGGAGAGTGTTGCTGCAGTTGATCTGGTACGTGAACTTCAGCAAATTGAATCCAGTGAAATCAATGTACGTATCAACTCTTATGGTGGCAGCGTGACCGATGGTATTGCTATCTATAACGCGCTTCGCAGGCATGATGCAGTGATCAATGTATACATAGATGGTATAGCGGCCTCCATTGCCAGTTTAATTGCGATGGCTGGTGACATGGTTTATATGGCCGAAAATGCCCTGTTAATGATCCATGCGCCCTGGGGCGGCGTTGCTGGTAATTCTAAAGAGATACGTGATTATGCAGATGTACTGGATACCTACGCATCATCGATGGCGACCAGCTATGCGCGCAAAACAAGTAAATCAGTTGAAGAAATTTTACCATTACTCCGTGATGGTGCAGATCATTGGCTAACGGCAGATGATGCCATGGCTGATGGGTATGTTGATGAAACAACAGAGCCGGTACAAGTCGCGGCTTCTTTGAATTTGTCACGCTACCAAAACCTACCTGCGGCAGCCGCTGCATTTATTAAATCAAAAGAGGAAATAGTTATGCCTAAGCAAAAGGTAAAACCGGCGGCACAGCCAGAACCTGTCGCACAAGTAGTTGAACCTGTTCAGTCTGCAGCACCTGTTAGTGTTGAAGTTGCACCATCAGACACAGACGTGCATGCGCGAATCAGTGCACGAAACAAAACAATTCGAGCGGCCTATGCGCCCTTTATCGAACATGATGGCGTGCACGCATTGCTTGATAGCGTAATAGATGATGTGAATATCACGGCGCAAGTTGCCGGTGATAAATTGCTCGCCAAATTAGGTGAGGGTGTTGAGCCTTTATCACCTCAAGGGGCAGGTCGAATGGAAATATTAGAGGATGCGCGTGATAAAACGGTCGCGGGTATGAGTAGCGCCATCCTCGCGCGTGTCGGTAAAGATCAAGCGGATGGTGCAAACCCTTACCGTGGTATGACAATGAGTGAAATGGCGGGTGCCTGCTGTGAAGCGGCAGGTTTAAATATACGAGGTATGTCAACACTTGAGCGTGCAGAAAAAGCGTTATCACGTGGCGTTGTGCGCGGCGCACAAACCACCAGTGATTTCCCGGTTATTTTAGAAAACACACTGCACAAATTAGTGTTAACCGGATTCAATGCGGCACAAGCTAAATGGCAACGCTTTTGCAAGATTGGTGATGTAACTGATTTTCGTGCCTGGGGTCGAATTGTGCCGGGCTTAATTGGTAACCTTGATGGGGTTAATGAACACGGTGAGTATTTAAATAAGAACATACCCGACGGTGTGAAAAATTCAGTTACAGCAACTCGTAAAGGCAACATCATTAATATTACGCCTGAAATTATCGTAAACGATGATACAGGCTACATCAATGACATGGCTATTAGCCTGGGCGGTGCTGGCCAACGTTCTATTGACCGTGCGGTATTTTCATTGCTGGAAAGTAATCCATTGATGAGTGATGGTGTGGCACTATTTCATGCAAGTCATAACAATCTTGCGGCGTCGGGTGCGGTTCCATCTGTGGCCACACTGGATGCGGGGCGTGTATCAATGGCAGAGCAAACAGCGCCGGGTGAAGATGCGGAACTGTTGGATATCATGCCAGATGTATCGCTGTGTAATACGGCATTAGGCGGCACCATGCGAGTTATTAATGATGCGCAATATGATCCCGATACAGCCAATAAGTTACAAAAACCAAATATGGTGCGTGGCCTGGTCAGTGATGTGATTGATTCGCCGCGATTAACAAATAAAACCGCCTGGTATTTGTTTGGTAACCCATCGGTAGCACCTGTCATCGAAGTGGTATTTCTTAATGGTCAACGTGAGCCACGTGTGGTTGAAGAAGAAAACTTCCGCACCTCTGGTATTGCGATGAAAGTTGAGCTGCCTTTTGGTGTAGGGGCCATTGATTATCGTGGTGCACATAAAAATCCGGGTGTGTAAATAAGGTGCTCATAAATCAGATCATGTTATTGCTAATGATCTGATTTAAATTAAATTTATATCTCAATATAAGAGGAAGCGAGTGATGAATAATTTTAAACAACCAGGTGATTCGCGTACCTGGGTAAACACATCTGGATCGGTGGTAAGTTCGGGCGATGTTGTCGTCGTTGGTCAACAATTGGCTATTGCATCTGTTGATATCGCAATTGGTGCCAGTGGTGCAGTGTCATTTACTGGCGAGTATGAAGTGCCTAAGGTATCTGCCGCTGTTATTGTACATGGAGAGACGGTTATGCTTGATGTGTCGGCAGGGGCCTTTGATGATAATTTGGCAACCCCTGCGACTGGTGATGTCAGTAATGCCGCTGTTGCAGCGGAAACCGTGGGGGCGACAGTCACCACTATGCGAGTACAGCTTGCTAATCGTATTGGTTCTGTCGCTTAAAAAACTTAGTTAGCTGAAATAAATAAAAACCCGTTTCGGCGGGTTTTTGTTTGGAGAATAAAAAATGTCTGTGGAAACATTATATGTCCGTTCGGATGGAACCTCTGTTCAAAGTTGTTTATCAACTGATTTAAAACCGGATGCAACAATAGGAAGTCATTTATATTTTACAGATAAAGCCGGTAAGTTTGAAATGTATGGAGGGGTTACCGGTTGGGTATCGGTTGATGAGTTAGGTGATGCCTCTGTTGTTCCCACTATCGCTGCGGTGGCTACCAGTGAGGTATCGTTATTAGCGACTGCCGGTGAGGTTATCATGGGGCGTTTCACCGTAAATGCCCCGGATGATGCAACTGCAGCGATAAGACTTATGAACAAGCAGCCAGATTGTGAAGTGGTTATGCCTGGAGAAACGGTATCGATAAAATCATCCGCTTCAATAATACGTATTGATTTTGTTGGGGTTGCTGATGTCACTGTTACCGCTGGGAATGTGATCGACACTAATGAATCGGTACTTGCAAATGTAACCAGCGCCATGCTGACCTTTGACTTTTTATCGTCTGATATTGTTAAAAAAGCGGATATTACTTTAAGTAATACCTGGGCGGCAGGTGTAGAGGCGTTGATGAAAATCGGAGGCCGCAGTTATGTATAGTAATCGACTAAGGAGCATACCCGCTATAACACCGCGATCATCATTTTCATTTGCTGATGATACTTACTGGTTTCGCACAAAGTTTAATGAGCAGTCAGGGACGACTTTTGTTTGTGAGGGTAAGGATTCAGGCGGTGTGTTTTCAGATATTGAAACGGTGCCAGGCACAACAACAAATTTACGCGACCCATCGGGCAGTGTTGAAAGCGGGGGCAATAATGCGGTTGAGCTTACGCACAATATGTCCGATATCTGCAGAACCGATAATTTAAACGGCACCATCATGGTGTTTCAGCGTTATGGTGGAAATGGTGCTGGTGCTACCGGAAATGATATGTGCTGTGCTTATCGAAATCCATTTGGTTCAGAAGGTTGGGGGCTTCGATTTTTAAATAATTTGCGACCACAATTTGGATTTAATGAAATTGGTCAAACAGGTGTTTCTGTTGCAGGTTTAGCGGGTTCAGAGTTTACCGATATTTCAGGAGCGGTGGAGGGTTGTGTGGGGTTGATTTATGGGGACGGCGTAAATGATTTAGAGGCCATTATTTATGGTAAAGGTGTCCAGCTTCAATCTGGATCTATCGCTTTGACACAAGATGATGTGTCAGGTCATTTCAGTGTTTTCGGTCGCTTTAACGATGCAGGAACAAACACACAACAACTTACAGCGGGTATATTATTCGATGATGTGTTGGTAATACGGACCCCTCAGGATTTACGCCCCTATGCCGGTCGAATTGCAACCGAGTATGAGGGCAACCGATGGGAAATGCTTAAATCACTTTATGACATAGGCGTGTGAATGTTCAAATATCTTGGAGAAGCAACACAAACCAGTGCATCGGTTATTGTTCGAGGCACTAGCAATGGTGAGGCGAGGTTAATATGTAACGGTGTTACCTATATTAAAACCATAAATAGCGCCGTTAAAGATGGTCTGGTGCGTTTTGATGTAAGCGGATTAGAGCCGGGTAAAAGTTATGAATTTAGTGTTACTACGCAAGATGAATCAGCAACCGGCACATTGAAGACGCAAAGCGATGGTGTTTCAAGGTTGGGCTGGTTTAGCTGTTCGAGTGGTAGTTATGACTGTTTGTATACAACAGGTTTGTATGATCTACATGCGCTGGTGTGCATAGGCGATGAAGAGTATTACGAAGGGACAGTGAATGTTAATTTAACGACTGCCACCGATGTTAGTTTGTATAACGGGCGAGCGCGGGGTACACGTGAATCACCAACAAAGCGATATGCGATAAACAAAGCACCTTTTTATATAATGCATGATGATCATGAGTATGGAATTAATGACTGTCGGTGGTCTTTGGTTAATTTTCAAAATGCGATTGGTCCAACGGTTACAAATACAGCGGATATGCAAGCGGTTATAGATGCGGGTGCAGAGTCAACAGAAATATACAATATAGGAAACCCGAACAATACTGATTCGGGTATTGATACAGGCGCATTTTATTTCAGGTTTGATTTAGGGGAGCATGCAGAGGTATTTGTATTAGCGCAATGTGTATGGGGGCGTGATCCAACGGATGCAACGCGATTAGTGCGACCTGATTTTGGTGCATCAAATACAATGATGGGATCAAAGCAAGTTGCCTGGTTAAAAGACAGGCTTAAAAATTCAACTAAAACATTTAAAATCATTCTTAGTCCAAAAATGACTTTAACGGCCGAGTTTACAAACAGTGACGGATTCTTTTCATACTTTGATGAATTTAATTTAAATTTGGCACCGTTTATACATGCAGCTACTGATTGGCTTGTACCCGGTGGTGTTATTTGGGGTACGGGTGATTATCATACGCCGAGTGTCCATGCCGCATTTGATGGTGTAAATGGTGCTGTCTATGATCATGTTGAAGTCTGCGCATGCCCCTCACAAAAAGATAATGACGGTGTGAGGGATAGTGGTATTGGCGGCACCTATACAGTTCAATCAGTCAATACTGGTCAAGGCAATGCGGGAACATCCAGTAATATTTTAGCAACGAATACGCGGCCTGAGATGCGAAATTTTGGCGTGATGGAAGTGCCCGCTGATGGCGCATACATTGAGGCTAAAATTGTATTAGCGGATGGGCGAGAGTGGTGGACTGGTCGTGTTATGAAAGGTGAAAATAAATTAACTTATAGTAAAAAAAATACGGTTGTTTCGTGATTTAAGAGCGAAACAAAATTAATTAACTAAGGTCACGATATGCGGCCTTTTTTTATACCTGAAAGAAAATAAATGCCAACAATACCCGCATCAGATTTACAAGAAATGTTTTCGCTTACGGAATTAGCAGATGTCGCATTAATTGAATCAGTTTCAGTTTTGGGCGTGTTTGATAATGAATACCTGGACGGTCTTGATGTGATAGGAACATCTCCAGTGTTTACGTGTGCTGCTTCAGATCTTTATGACATTGTTCCGGCTGTTGGTCGTGGAACTGTTGCAACAATCAACAGTGTTAATTTTACCATTGAAAATATTAAAAATGATGGCACAGGTGTAACAACGCTTTCATTGAGTGAAGTATAAATGACGCATATCAGACAACAGATAAGAGAATCGTTAGCAACGGTTATTAGTGGTTTGACTACAACGGGCGAAAATGTGTATCAGTCTAGAGTGTATCCATACGATATATTGCCATGTTTATCTGTATATACAAAAGAAGAAACGGCTGAGTATGATTCTTTAAGTTTTCCTCGATCATCTCGTAGAGAGTTGTTATTAACAATTGAAATTAGAGCAAAAGAATCTACAGATGTAGATGACAAAATCGATCAAATTAGTGCTGAAGTCGAAGCAGCAGTTTCAGCAGATATTACTTTAGGTGGAATTTCTAAAGATATTCAATATCAGGGTATTGATATTCAGTTAGAAGGCGGAACGAATCAACCAACCGCGTTAGGAATAATGAATTACAACATAATTTATCGTGTTCTGGAGACAGACGCGGAACAACCAGCATGAGGAAATAAAAAATGGCAAGTATAGAAACACAAGGTACGGTTATTTCGCGCGGCGATGGCGGCGGGCCTGAAGCGTTTAATCCTATCGGTGAAATTATCAGTTTTCAAGGGCCAGGTGGTAGCGCGTCTGTGATAGATACTACGCATCTTGGATCATTAGCAAAAGAAAAGCGCATGGGCTTAATGGACGAAGGACAGTTTACTTTTGAAGCTAATCTTGACACAGCCGATACAGAGCAAACCGGTTTACGCGCAGATCGTGCAGCTCGAACACTAAGAAACTTTCAAATTGCATTAAACGATGTTGCATCTACTGTTATTTCGTTTTCTGCATATGTGCTTAGTGTTTCAATCCAGGGTGGTGTTGATGACAAAGTAGGTGCAAGCGTTACGCTTGAAATCTCTGGCCCTGTAACTGGATGGTAACCATGCTAACTAAAGATCAAATTTTAAAATCTGAAGACATCGTAACAAAAGTTGTAAAAGTTCCTGAATGGGGCGGCGATGTAACAATAGCCTCAATGAATGGGGTAATACGAGAACAGTTTGAAGCTGTACTTACAAATCAGTCGTCCTCAAACAGTACAAGTATACGTGCAACAGCGGCAGCTTTATCAATAGTAGATGTCAAAGGTTCGCTTATATTTAGTAAGGATGAAATTGAAGACCTTGGTAAGAAAAGTTGTAAACCACTTAATCGTATATATACCGCAGTCATGAAGTTGAACAGTCTGGAAAATATCGAGAAAGAAATAAAAAACTAAAGGCCCGACCTGAACGTCTTTTTCTTTTTAAATTGGCGCTTAGGTTGGGTTGTACGGTTAAATATCTTCAAAAATCAATCACCAGTAAAGAGCTAACAGAATGGATGGCTTTTGATCGTATCTCTCCTATAGGTGATGAGCGATTAGACCAACTAATAGCAATGTTAACAACATTGCTTTACAACATTAATCGCGGTAAATTACCAGCAAAACAAATTATTGACTTCATGCCTTACGCAGATAAAAAAATTAAATCTGAAGGATTAAGTAGTCGTCTATTAAACGCATTTAAGAGCAAATACAATGACCAGCCCTAATTACAAAGTAAAAATATCAGCAAATCCTGCTGAATTTGTAAAGGGAATGAAGACGGCTAAATCTTCGCTTAAAGGGTTTGGATCGTCTGTTATTTCTGTTCGTAATGCAGTTATTGGGCTTGCTGGAGCTGGAGGTTTTGGGTTTCTTGTTAAGTCATCTTTAGAGTCGGTTGATGCGCTTGCAAAAACATCTGATAAATTAGGAATAGCGACTGAAAAGCTTGCAGGTTTAAGACATGCCGCAGAGTTAACCGGTGTTAGTGCCGGAACTATGGACATGGCTTTGCAGCGTATGACCAGGCGACTAGCTGAAGCGGCGCAAGGCGGTGGTGAAGCAAAGGCGGCTATTGAACAGTTGGGATTAGACGCTCAAAAACTTGCAGCACAATCTCCTGATAAATCTTTTCGCGAAATTGCAACAGCGATGGAAAGCGTTGATCAACAGTCAGAAAAAGTAAGGCTTGCTTTTAAGTTTTTCGATTCTGAAGGTGTTGCATTGGTTAACACCCTGGCGCTTGGTTCAAAAGGCTTAAATGAGGCAGGCAAAGAAGCTGAGCAGCTCGGAATTGCCATTAGTCGAATTGATGCCGCAAAAGTAGAGGCAGCTAATGATGCAATGACGAGAGCATCGGCTGTATTTAAAGGAGCTGGTCAAGCTGCAGCTGTTGAATTGGCTCCGTTCATTGAGTCCGCTGCTAATGAGTTTGTAGGAATAGCAAAAGACGCCGGGGGATTTGGTGAAATTGCTTTAAATGCAACAGAGGGAACGGTTTTAGGTTTATCTAAAGTTTCTGATGTTGCGCGAGGCCTACATGTTGTCTGGAAAGGGCTTGAAGTCATCGTTCTTGGTTTTGGTTCAGCGGTTACGCTTAGCATTAATCAGGCTGTTGATGGGTGGCGGCAAATAGGAAATTTAATTCCTGGAATTGATTTAGAGCCTATTCAATTTTTACAAGACGCAACTACAAACTCGGTTCAGTCTCTGATAGCTGCAAAACAAGAACTTGCCTCATTGGTAACGCAAGAAATGCCCTCGGAAGGAGTGAGAGAATTTTTTAGCGCTATTCGTGAAGGTGCTGACACTGCTGCAATCAGCATTACAAATTTACGCGGTGGCGGTGAAGGTGGAAGCGAAAAAGGCGGTACCATACCGGGTGTTTTAGGTCTTACCGATGAAGATCTTGCAAATGAAATACTAGCAGTCAATAAACACTATAAAAGATTAGAAATTGAGCGTCAAAAAGCTGCTGATCGCGCTGTTACTATTGAGCTTCAAAAAGCTCAGATGATTATCAGCAGTATCGGGAGCACAGCTTCTGCTGCTTCAGGTTTTATTAATGCGTTACCTGGTGAACACAAAAAAGCTGCAAGAATAATATTTGCAGTTGAAAAGGGTTTGGCAATTGCACAAACAGTAATAAATACAGAAGTCGCCGCGATAGCTGCATTGAAACTAGACCCTACAGGTTCTTTATCTACATACGTTAGAGGGCTTGGATATACATCCGTTGGTTTAATTGCGGGTACAGCATTATTAGGCGGAGAAACAACAGGAGGTGGATCATCAAGTGGTGGTGTTGCTCCGCAAAATTTAGATCCTGTTAGAGACATTGGTGACGGTATAAACCCTGGCGGTGATGAGAATAGAGGCGGTTCAACGCAAATAATAATACAAGGTAATGTCATAGGGCAGGATGATTATGTATTCGATACATTGATTCCAGCAATAGTAGATGCTGTAGATAATAAAGAAATCGTCTTAGTTAGCCCTAACTCAAGAAATGGTTTGGAGTTGTCAACATAATGCCTGCATTTACATATACAGCAAAGCGAAGCCTAATAGTAGGGCACGTAATTGATACAGTTTATTCAATTGATATTAATGCACGAAGCATTACCAGGTCGCCTGGCGTTAAATCAGTGACAAAAAGATCATTAGGCGGTCAAGCTGAAACAACAGTACAAAGAAGAGAGGTAACTTGGTCGTTAGTCTTAGTTGATATTGTTAATTCAGACTTGCCCTCGATTAGAGAGTTTTTAGATTCAGTTGATGGGGGCGAGGCATTTGTATTTGACCCATACGGAACAGTAGCAACACCAGATAACCCGATTAGCGTAAAAGCTAAGCCGGGCTACTCGGAGTCAAGACAGGGGTTTTCTGAATATTTTGTTATTGGTTTAAGTGTGTATGAAATCTAATTATTTGCATGATCCATAAATTATGTACCCACCAGAAGCATTTTTGATTTTTTCATCAATAGAATATCCATTTGTACAATATGTTTTTCCACCCATATATAAAGGTAATCCATTTTTTATTGATTCGTCAACGTCTCCATTACCATGATGCTTTATGAAATCAGAATTAACAACAAACTGAAATGTATTGCGGCCTTCGCTATTTTTCATTGGCTCGAAGAAGGCTATCGGTGTTGAGCAACTAGATATGAAGATAGAGACGATTATAGTTATTGTTTTTTTCACTTTAAATCCTTATTTATGCTTAATTTTATTGTTCTGCAAATCAAAAAATCATTTATCAAAACCTTTTAGTAAGGTTTCTATGGAAAAAATAAATTGAGAGTAGATAACCCAAATTTTGCCAATGCGAACGAGTCAGAGAGCAAAGAACCGCGTTATGTCATTCAAATAAGCTTTGACAGCGCAAACACTGACTTTCTCTATCTAACTTCGCACAGCGACACTGCAACACCTGCAGGCGCTATCGGTGCAGGTATTGTGATAGAGAATGTCATAGAAGGCTTTTCAGGTCAATCTCAAGAGATCAACCCGGACAGAGGTAACTCGACTATTGGCGTGTTTACCTTCAATTCAGTAGATGTTGCGGCGCAATTAACAACCTATCAGCGAGATAAATTAAATTTTGGTCGTGGTCTACGTCATAAGCAAATCATCGCATACGTGGGTCATGAAGGGCACGCATGGAGTGACTACCAAAAAATATTAACTTACATTATTGATAGTGCTGATTACCTTGATGGTGTTTATACATTTACATGCTCAGACATTCAGCGAAAAACACGTAAAACTATATTTGAGCCAGAAGTCACTTTTTTATCTGCATCAGTTGGGCCTGATGATTTATTAATACCCGTTAATGTAAACGATTTAGCAAAGTTTCCAACGGTTGAGCATGACGCTAGTTATTCAGAGCGCCCCAATGAAACCGTAAGTTATGTCAGGATTGAGAATGAAGTTATTTGTCATTCAGGATTAGTTAATGATGTAACATTAGGGCCGAGCTTTCAGGTCGTTCAACGTGGCGCACTGAATACAAAAGCTTCGGAGCATGTTTTAAAAGAAAATACCTCGGCAGATCGACAAGAAAAAATCACAGAACACATTTACATTGAGGGGCCAGCCGCAAAAATAATCTATGCGATACTAACAGGCTTTTTAAGTGGCCAAAGCGCAACCCTTCCCGATAATTGGCACTTAGGTATAAACCCTGTGCATGTAAGGTTAAGCGATTTTGAAAACATCGGGGATGATTTATGGAATGTCACTAACTCATCAGGTCGAAGTGTACGATTTGAAGGGTATAAGAAAACAGACGGTAAGCTATTTATAGAAAGAGAAATTCTATTATGGCTTGGTTGCTTTATGCCGGTTTATTCGGATGGCTCGCTAGGACTTAAACGATTAACAAACGTGTTATCAGATGCGGGGTATTTAATTGAGCTAAATTCTTCAAATGTTATTAGCTATGGACGATTAAAACATGATTATAGTCGTGTTATTAATCAGCTCGATATTGATTGGAACTATAATTTTAGCAAAGATGATTTTACTAAATCTTCAATTTTAATTGATGCTGAAAGCTTAGCAATACATCAGGAAGCACCTAAGAAAACCTTTAAATTTAGAGGCGTTCATACAGGCAAGCACACGGACGAGGATATTTTAAATCACTTTGATTCTATGCGAGACCGTTTCTCTGGGCCACCGTTAGCTATTGAGATTGAGGTATCATCTTCGCTTAACAGGTTAGAGGTAGGTGACAATGTAAAGCTAACACTAGACCAGGTGCGAGATTTTACAGGTGAAAATATAAATCTATCACGCACATTTGAAGTACAGAGGGTTCAAACTAATTGGATAACGGGTGATGTAAAACTACGTTTATTCGGTTCATCTCAAAGAGCTGGGACACTTCAGCGCACTTCATTAAGCAATGTATTACAAGATTCGTTTTATCCCGTTGGAATTGAGTTATCTACAGTTTTAAATATTGTAGGTGGAGTTGTTACTTTAGATGGAACGCTCAACGGTAACGCTTTATTGTCAAATGCAATTTACTATTATGAGGGTAATTTAGAAATTGCGTCAGGTGTTACAGTAACTATAAATCAAAATGTTCAATTGCGAATACGCGGATTTTTAACAGTTAATGGGAAGATAGACGGGAAGGGAGGCGGTCTTCTTGGTGGGGCTGGTGGTAACTTATTTGCAGACAATAATTTAACTGTCATTTCTCAAACAGCAGTAAGTGTTTCTAACTATCATGCAGCAGCAGACAACGCAGTTGCGGGTATCTCTGGATATCTTGGAACAACAAAGTCGTCAGGAAATATAGACTCATTAAATGATCAAGATCATTCGAAGAGTTATCGAGAGGGTATTACTGTAGAAGGAACGACACAAAGCATACCAAATCATTATAATTTGGAAAATAATTTAACAAGTGTTTCTGGTTTGCCAGTGGATTTACGGGGCACTTCTGGCTCCGGTGGCAGTATTTTAATGCGGCGTGATGGAAGTTCGGCTCCTTATACTTTGACCGTAGTGGGTAATGGTGGTAATGGTGGCAGCGGAGGCGCAGGGTTACTAATTATTTGCAGGGGCATGGCCTTTGGCGCATCTGGTGCTATTGATACATCGGGTGGTGATGGCGCGTTAGGTGGTGGCGCAGTAGTACGAAGTAAACAGCTATATGCTTCCAGCGGTGCCGGTGGTGCTCCGGGTGGCTTAGTCGTTCTGTTAGATGGTCTTACTACACCGCCAGAGTTATACACTGGTCATATAGCGTTGCAAGGTGAAAGCCCAATTAATGGCGCGACAGTTTATGATGTAAGGATTACTTCCGCACAGATGGCAGCTCAAGGTATCAGTGCGCTTACAGTGCAACAGAGTTATTTAGGTTTTGGTGGATTTGATTGGGTAGATGCTGCTTATGGTTTGCAATACATTCCAGAATCATCAAGCATTGATGAGGAAACAGGTCCAAAGCCGCCACCCGTAAGCGGATTTACCTCAGAGATTAGCGGCGAGAATGCCTTGCTAAAATGGGATAGCATTATTACCTCGGAGTTATCGCATTTTGAATTAAGGGCGGGTACCGTTTGGGCGACTGCAAATCCAATTGCAGAGGTGCGATTAAATTATTTCAATATTACGTTGTTAGTGCCCGGCACTTATAATTATTTAATCAAAGCGGTTTTTTATTCGGGGCAAAAATCCGAAACCGCCGCACTCACTACGCTAGATGCAACTTCATTTATTCCTACAACACCAGGGGCTGACATAACCGGTGATAATGTTTCACTTGGAATAATAAACCAGGGTGCTTTAGCAACAGCGGATACTGTTGATTATGGTACACAAGTAAGCGGCGCTGAAAGGCCTGATAACAATGCTACAAATAATGTTTGGTACTATCAAGCCACTGCACCAGCTGGCACCCTGGACGACATGTGGTACAACACCAGTAATTATTTATTTTATCGTCATAACGGTACAGGCTGGGTGATCGTCTCAAATAATTACACCAGTAGCTCTCAGTTAGCGGATGGAGCCGGTTGGAGTAATACGGCAAACTGGAGCCAAGTCGTAAATAATAACGGCGCTCGACCTGCAAACTATGCAACTTACAACCCTGGCTCGTTTGCTAATTTAATCGGACGTATAACTTACACAAACATGGGGAGTTATTTTGACCCAGCGGCAATCGATGAAACCTATATAAAAGAAATCACCGCAGGCAGTATTAACGTTGCAAACTTATCCGCCATCAATGCCATACTCGGCAATGTAACAGCCGGTACAATCACCGCATCCAGTTTTTCTACTGCATTTTCGGGCAAACGTGTAGAAGTTAATGTCAGCGGCACAAACGAGGTGCGCTATTACGATGCGGCTAACAATTTAATTGCTTCATCGGGGATTAATACGCTATCAACTGAGACGGCAATGCACTATGTTTCCGTGGGTAATCTGTATGCGATGCAAGCATTTAATAACGGGGCAAAGCCGTGTATTTCAGGTCGTAATGGCGGTGCCGGTGCTGCGTTTGATGCTTATTCTCAAGCGGGACCTGCAATAAAAGCGCTTTGCGGTAATGTTTCAACAGCGGTACCGCTACAACTGACCACAAACCCCAGCGCCCGTGGGCACATTGAATTACTCTCATTAAACGGAGTGACTGCACCTGTTGCTGACGGCATTATTACTAAAAAAGCCTCTATTCTGCCCGCCAGCGCCGGTGATCGTTTAATGTTTAGTCGTAATGGCATTTGGCAAGAAATTCTTACCTCTGTAGCTGAAACATTTCAGACAAACCAGGGCAGTGCAGAGTTATCAAATGGGTTAACGTTTAAATGGGGAGTGCAAGCTGCATCCACTGTTAATCAAACGATTGTCTTTGCAACCGCCTTTCATTCTAATTGTTTTAGTGTCCAGTTAACGGATGCTAGAACCACTGCGTTAAACGATAATTCCAGGGCGCATACACTGGCTTACAATAGTTTTATTATGGACGGAGGTGGCACGGGATGGAATGTGTATTGGTTTGCAATAGGGTTTTAAGATGAAAAGAGCATTGATAGATAAAGACGGTTGGCCAGTTGCGTTTTTTGAGCCTGACAGTGTTCACGACAGTGAAGCGGCGATCAGTCTTAGCGATGATGATTGGGTTGATCTGGTGAATAACCAGGGCACTCGAAAATACATTAACGATCAAGTTGTCATTGCGCCCCAGAAAGTCGAACCGTTAACCGCAGAGCAGCAAGCCGAATTGTTAAGCCGGGATGCGGTACAAAAAGATACGATACTGACAGGGCTAAAATCATCTACCCCTGATCAAGCGTATGCGATGGTTATGCAAGCAGATCCGACGGAGTTTAAAACAATCGTGGCTTCACTCGCAAAATATATCGCCTGGCGTCATAACGATTAGGTTTGAAAAAACCGCCCCCGGCTTTCCGTGGAAGTCAGTTATTACGTGCGTTTGAGTGCTGTTAATTTTGTTGGGGTAAGGTGTTATAGTTAGTATATTGTAAGTGATTAGGATTATACGGACATGGCACTACCTCATTTAATAGAACCAAATGAAAAAGACTGGATATTTAAAGTAACAGAAGAAACAAGTTTACAGCCAATACGTGACGTATGTTTACTGGCTTATTTCTTAGCTACCCCTTGTACTACGCTTGAAATTAATCGCATTCAAATTCGAGATGTTTTGCATAAATCAGGTAAGCTAAATAAAAAATTTACTATTCGCGGAACTGCATCATATAACGGTGATGACCGGGAGATTTTTTTAAAAAACAAGCGGCTCATTGAATTCACAAAATCATATATCCAGTACAGGATAAAAAATAATGTAGGCATGGGAAATCACCCAGATCATTATTTAGGTCTTGATCCAGATGAGCCGTTATTTTTTACTAATAAAGGAACCGGCTTCAGTATTGTTTCTAAGAAAACGGATAAGGGTTCGCCCACATACTCATGCGATGCTTTAAATCGTCATTTAAAGGCGTTAATGGGTAAAGCAGGTATAGAGTGCCCAAGCGTGTTATCTGGTCGCCGTACGTTTGCTGTGACACTTAAACGCAAAGGATATGATGTGGCTCATATACATCACTTACTTGGAAATAAGTCCTTATCTACAACAACAAAGCTGTTGACGACTGATCCGGTCGATATGGGTGCTATTGCTGCGGAGGCGTTTTAATGGTTGATCCTAAAAGAGTAGAGCAGGTACAGCAACTATCAGATGAAGAACTTCAGATCGAAGTTAGTGCCGGGGATAGATCTAGGTTTGGAGCTGGCCTTGCTCATATTTTAGTTGCGGAGCTGGAACGAAGAAAATCAGAAAGTAGAGTGCAAGAACATAACGAATTATTAGATGCGACAAGGGATGGAAACCGGATAGCTAAGGATGCATTAAAAGAGGCGAAAATTGCAAATTCTAATGCGAACAAAGCTCGGATTTGGAGTGGCTTAGCAATATTGGTTTCGATTATTGTGGCTGTACTTGTTAGTATTGGTGCGCTTTAACCTTCTTCCATTTTTTGCTGCGCTAATTCAACAGCCTTGTCCACAGCCTGGCCTTCGTTTTTTACATCATCAAATTGAGCCTTGATCTTTTTAAGGCCTTCTTTTGTTGCTTCTGTCACGTAGGCATCCAGACGCTTTTTATCTAGCGTCTGAGCTTTGTGGTGGGCTTTTCTGGCCTTTGCGATGGCGTTCTTGCGTTGTTTGCTTGTCTGCGCCAACTCGGTTTGCTCTGTGTTCAAAAACTGCATCCTATCACTTATTTACCGTGTAAACAAAATACTAGCATATTATCGTTTACACGGTAAACATTTTTCAGTATATTTATGTTTACACGGTAAACGACAAACGGTTAAAAATAAATGCAATTAAATGTTTACACGGTAAACTAAACTTAGTAATATGTTTACACGGTAAACAACAGACAAAAGATTGCATTAGGAGGGGCTGAGGTGAGCGAGCAGAAAAAAGAAAAAATCATTGATAGGGCTCGAAAGTTAATGGCGATGGCAGGTGATAAATCTTCGCCAGAAGAAGCTGCAATAGCTGCAAGAAGAGCAAGATCGATTATTGATCAGTATCAGTTGAGTCTCAGCGATCTTCAGGAGGAGTCTGAGTTTGGCTGTGCTGTGGCTAGTAAAGCCAGGCGTATAACCCCAGGTTGGGAGCAGAGCCTCACTATATGGGTTGCTGAGTTAAATGACTGTGTAGCTAAGTTCGACAGATATGGGCGAATTGTGTTTGGTGGTTTCGATGAAGATGTAAAGGTTTGCAAGTTTATGTTTTATTATTTAACTGAAAAATGTAAACGCGCATGTAAGGAATATATGAAAAGCAATCCTTGTGGATGCAGGAACTCGTTTAAGCTTGGTTATGCTTGGGCTGTTACAGATAAAATCAAATTAATGATTGAAGCAAGAAAGACAGATTTAAAAACGAGCTCAGGAACTTCTTTGGTTTTGATCAAAAAAGACCTGGTAGAGAAAGAGTTTGGTGTAACTAAATATGGTAAAGAACGTCAGACTAAATCTGCTGATTTATTGTCACAGATAGCGGGTCAAATGGTGGGTGAAAAGACAAATATAGTTACCGGGCTTGAAGAAGATAATCGGCATCAGATTGCGTCGGTTGGATAACTAACTTAACGGAAAGTGATATGTCTGATATTGAGATAGCGATAGAGGTTAAAGCCAGGACTGATAGGGCGTTACTGGTGACTGATGGTAAAGTTGAGTGCTGGATACCA